CATCTTGCACAAGTCAGAGCTAAACAGAAGAAAGCCAAGCAGATCAAAGAGATAGCATTGGCATCTGTAATCATTATCGGTACACTAAGCGCAATCGGCATTGTGATTTGGCTGTTGTGGTTAGTCAAAAACAAAGGAGCAATCTAAATGTCTCAGTTCATGGATATGGTTCGACTGCCTAATTACGGCCTTGGTGTCGCTAAAGGTCAGTTTGACGACATCACACACATCCACAAATTCGGTGCTGTTCCTGCGATGAGCCAGAACCAAACTGGTACGATCTGGGATGTCAACGACACAACTTATCCCTGGTCAGCCTTTGACACTGCCGGAACTCTATCAATCCCTGCGGTAAACGCATCAGACAACGGCAAGAGCATCGTTTTAGTTGGCCTAGATAATGACTACCTAGAACTGACAGAGACGGTCACTGTGAGCAGTTCTGCAGCTACAACGACTACACAGTCATTTAAGCGCATATTCAGGGCATATGTCACAAACGGATCAGTGACTAACGTAGGTGATATTGTTGTGCAGAAAGGCGGAACAACTGTCGCTACGATCAAGGCAGGAAAAGCCCAGACCTTGATGGCTGTTTACACTGTTCCTGCGGGAAAGACAGGCTATCTTTTGAAAGGTGTAGCGACTTGTCAGGCAGGTGCAGACGCGACTGGCGATATGTTTGTACGGTATTTCGGGCAGGATTCATTCCGTGTTGGTCATACTTTTGAAGTTTCTGGTACTGGCGGTGAATATCTTTATGATTTTGGCGTTCCGGTCAAAATCCCTGCGAAGTCGGATATTGATGTTCGGTGTAGTGTCCGTTCTAACAATGCTCGCGTCACTGCCGCATTCGACATAATACTGGACGAGGATTAAGAGATGTGGGTTCTGTTCGTAATCTTACTGGAGGCGGACAGATACATTGTCTTTCCGCAAGGCGTATATCCAACAATGGTAAAGTGTTTTGAAGAACACACGCTGTTTATGGTTAGCGCACCGAAACCTAAGATCAACTATGAAGCAATTTGTATTCAGACGGATAAGTTAGGGGATGGCGTATGATTGGGTTAGTCACAGCTATCACGAACTTGGCAGGTACATGGGTCAGTGCCAAGGCGGAATCAACCAAGGCCACCGCAGAGGCCAAAGCCACCGCACTGAAAACAGCAGCACAGTCCACTGCGGATTGGGAACGCATCATGGCGGAAGCATCCAAGAACAGTTGGAAAGACGAGTGGCTGACTATCGTGTTCAGCATTCCTCTGATTCTTGTTTTTATACCAAGCATGGTCACACATATACAGGCGGGGTTCGATGCCTTGGCTACTTTACCGACTTGGTATCATGAAATCTTAATGGTTATTGTTCTAGCCTCATTTGGCGTGAAGGCCGGAAAGGGCATCATGGAAATGGTGAAGAAATGAGTTGGGAATCACCGTATTTCTCAAGTGAGGAAATGTCATGCTCACATACTGGATTGGAAAAGATGGACGCAAGGTTTATGGAGATGCTGACAGAACTCCGTGTGGCTTATGCGAAACCATTGCGCGTGACATCGGCTTACAGAGACGCAACACACCCAATCGAGGCAAAGAAATCGAAACCAGGCGCACACGCAACAGGCAAGGCTGCCGATATTGCAGTGGAACGTGGTGATGCATACGAAGTGCTTAAAATCGCGTTAGAAATAGGATTTACAGGTATTGGTGTAGCGCAGAAAGGATCGGGGCGTTTTCTGCATTTAGATATTTGTGAGCCGGAAGATGGAATGATTCGCCCAACAGTCTGGAGTTATTGAAGGAGCGAATACATGGCTAAGGGAACACAACTTGATCCTAAGTTGTTGGAGTTTTGTAAAACAGAACAACAAAGGCAGAAGTTAGAAGCTATTATTGAATGTGGGTCAATGCAAGCTGCTGCTAGAGCCTTGAATATGAACTACGCTACGATTCACGAGGCAGTTCAAAAGGTTAAGCGACACGCAGAAAGCCGTGGCTATTCACCAGAACACGATCTAAGCCATGTCCTACCAGAAACGCTAAAACTCAGAGGCACATCTACCCTTTATCACCCTGAGAAGGGAATGATGATGCAATGGGTGAAAACCCGCGCTGATGAAGAAGCACAAGCCAAAGCAGTATTAGAAGGAATTAAAGATGCCCTACAAGAGTTTGCAGGACTGGCAGAACCAGTTCGTCACTGTGGATTCTCTGAAGAAGAAACTTGTGCGGTCTACGGTATGGGCGATGCTCACTTTGGAATGTTGGCTCATCAAGATGAAACTCAGAATGGTGATTTCGATTCGGAAATTGCATATCGCGTCATGCAAGGTGCTGTGGACTACCTTACGAAAGCTGCTCCTGCGACTAAGGAAGCTGTGTTCATAAATGTCGGTGATGCACTGCACGTTGATAACCGATCGAACAAGACACCTAGTCACGGACATCAACTCGATGCTGACACAAGGTACTACCGGATCATCAAGGTATTCGTCTGGGCAATGATCCACGCCATCAGGCGGATGCTAGAGAAGCACGAACATCTCACGGTCATTAACGCAGCAGGTAACCACGATCCAGATTCTACACAATGGATACAGTTAGCTCTGTCGCTGTACTTTGAGAATGAACCACGGGTGACGATTGTGCAGGATGCGTCTGCATACCACTTCTACTCATTCGGCAAGGTTCTGCTAGGTGTGACTCATGGTGACGGTGCAAAGATGGAAGAACTGCCTCAGATCATGGCGCATTTACGTCCGCAAGAGTGGGGTAACTCTACGCAAAGACGATGGATCACAGGTCACATCCACCACAAGACCGTGAAAGAGTTTAACGGCTGTACTGTCGAGTCGATGAATACATTAGCACCTAGTGACGCTTGGCATAGCAAGTCTGGCTACTTTGCTGCCCGCGAGATGCAATGTATGATCTTCCACCAGGAGCATGGATTGGTTGCTAGAAACATTTGTCCAGTGGGATTGGCACATTCCTGACAATTTGTTATAAAGGTCAGGAGATTTCCCTTATCTCACTTCCGACTACTCCTCCTCTAGGCCACAAGGATCGTGGCCTTTTTTTATTAGACTAAAGTATTACTACTTAACCTTTGCAACAAAAAATCATAAGACTTACTATTGTGGTGTTCATCACATAGGAGCGAATGATATGAACCAGTCGGAAACGATAACAAAATTGTCTGTGGCTTTAGTTAAAGCACAGGCTGAAATGTCAGGTGCAGTGAAAGATTCTGCAAATCCGTTCTTCAAGTCCAGATATGCCGATCTTGAGTCGGTCATCAACGCAATCAAAGAGCCGTTCGCAAAATACGGTCTGGCTTACACACAATTCCCTATCAATGACGACAAAGGTGTTGGCGTAGTTACACGTTTGATTCACGAATCTGGTGAATGGCTAGAATGTGGCTACACATTGCCTTTGGGGTTCGTGAAAAAAGACGGTGTAGTTGAACCAAGACTCGATCCTCAATCAGCCGGATCAGCAATCACCTATGCTCGCAGATACGCACTTCAGGCGATGGCAGGGATTCCTGCTGTCGATGATGATGCAGAAATGGCTATGGGACGCACACAGAAGCCCGTAGGCGGGAAAATATCGCGCAAGCAAGCACAGACACTACATGATCTATTATCATCGACTAAGGCGGATGTCAGTAAGTTCTGCGCTGTGTTCAATTGTTCAGATGTCGATTCGATGGAGGCAGGGTTTTATGACAAGGCACTCGCAATGCTTCAGAAGAAGGCTGCAACTCATGCTAAGTGATGTCTCAACATCGATCCTGTTCATGGAGTTACATAGAAGACTGGCTAGCCATTCGGTTGGTCAGTCAGTGGATCAGTTCTTTACTGATGTTGAGCAAGGCAATTCACAGACGTTTAGTCAGCTAGATGTGGCGTTACACGATACGTTTATTGCTCACGCGCAAGTCGTCTTACAGAGGATCGCAGACAATGAAGATTCTTGATTTAGAGCAAGGCACTTATGAATGGCTACAAGCCAGATTGGGATGTCCTAGCGGCTCTGGGTTCGCAAAATTGATAACTTCTAGCGGACAGCCTTCATCATCGGCTGAGACGTATATCAATCAGTTGATCGCTGAGTTGATTACAGGTGAATCGACTTATGTGCAGAAGACCGAATGGATGGAACGTGGCAACGAACTAGAGCCGATTGCCAGAATGAACTACGAACTGGAGACAGATTGTGAAGTCACTGAAGTTGGTTTCTGTATGCACGACAGCCTTAAATGCGGTGTGTCACCTGATGGATTGGTTGGTGATGATGGTGGCCTTGAAATCAAATGCCCTGCTCCATCGACTCATGTTAAGTATCTACGGAAGGGAAGACTTCCGACAGAGTATAAAGCACAGGTCATGGGTTGCTTATGGATTACAGAAAGGGAATGGTGGGACTTCATGTCGTTTCATCCGCAAATGCCCAACTTGCTGATCCGTGTAGAACGTGATGAAGAATACATTGAACAACTTGAACGCCTGGTGACTCATGCTTGCCAGATCATTGAGAAAGAAGTAGCGGAAATTAAGGAGAAGCTATTATGAGTGAACAATACGACAACAACCTCAGAGGTGCGCTGTTTAAGAACCGAAAGCGTACGGAAGAACGTCAGCCTGAGTACACGGGTAACTGTGAAATCAATGGTCAGCAGTTCTGGGTATCTGCTTGGGTCAAAGAATCCAAGAACGGTGAGAAGTTCTTTTCGATGGCATACACGCCTAAAGAGCAGCCTGTAACATCCAGTGTTACACCTGTAACGTCAGACGTTACAAACGTAAATGACTCCATTCCTTTCTGACATAAAAAAGCCCGCGCAATGCGGGCTACCACTGGAGCGAACGTGGTGTCGCTAGTATAGCACTGAGGCTTAGGATGGATAAGACTTCATACAAGCTAACGGACGAAGATGTGCAACAGATTTGTGAATTGTTAGCAGAACAGGAACGGCTCAAGACGGAGTGGCGTAAGGTATCAAACCCATCTCTTGCAGATAAGTTTGGTGTCACGACTTCCACCATTGAGTACATTAAACGCAACAAACTCAGGAAGTACGCAAAATGACAGTTGTACCAGGCCATTTTAAGCAGAACCATTTGCAGGAACTTGCACTCGATCTACTCGATTGCATTCACGAAATGGGTAACGAACGCAGTCTGTCAGTACCAGAGGTGCTTGGCGTACTTGAACTGGTGAAAATCCAAATTATTGATGAAGCAAAAGATGCGGAGTATGACGATGAGTAAGAACTTTCATGAACTGGATAAAATCAAACGTCATTTACGGATGGCAGATATTAAATTGGGCATGGGTAACATCAAGGAATGTAAAGCAGAGGTCACTGCTGCAAACAAATTGCTAACTCAGGTGGAGAAAGACAGAAATGGCAAACATGACGAAAAGAGTCAGTCTAGTCGGGAAGGGTGATCGGCCTCGCAAGGTCAATCAGAAAAAATTCGGAGACAACTTTGACAAAATCTTCAACAAAAAAGACGAACAACCGTTGGGAACATCAATGGAAAAGAAAGATTGAACCTGAAGATGTGGCTCTGATTCGTGCATTGCGTGATGAAGGGCTGCAACTGAAAGAAATCGCAGAGAAGTTTGATATTACCAAGTCACACGTTTGCAAAATTGTGAACATGAAAACATGGACGAACATCGTATGAACCGCGAAAAAGTGTTAAAGAAACTGAGAAAAACGTACATAAAAATGTTGAGGCGTTATGCGCTTAGACATATGGAAAAGGCACATAAGCTTGAAGACAAGGCGATGCTGTTAGAACTGAAGCTGAAAGACCAACGTCAATTGGTTGATGAGATTGACGAAGGATTCGATGCGCTGAAGGAGAAGAACACAAAACTGGTTTAACAAATTTGTTATTTGCGTACTCATACTACGCATATCGGAATATTTTTAAACCGCCCATCGGAGGAGCAGCATAAAAAGCGAAAAATACGAAGTTTGACGTACAAATAAGGGGTTATATGAAAGATTCGGAAAGGTTTGTTATCACGCATGAAGGCGCACTGGATAACGCCTATCAGGTGATGAAGCATATGCTGTCTGAGAATGGATGGCTCAAGATTGAATGTAAGGCAGGAAACAGGACGTTAAGCCAGAACGCATTATATTGGGTGTGGATCGCGCAGATCACGGATGAACTAAATAGACGTAACAAGTCAGACTTCAAGACTGATGAAATCCATCTGCGAATGAAGCACGATTTCCTTGGTTACGATGATCCTAAGACCATTGGGAAGTCAGAGATACCTGCTCAACTGAAGTCCACAGCAAAGTTATCAAAAGGCGATATGTTCGCTTACATGGAACGGATCGATATGTTTTGGGCGGAAAGAGGTGTGTTATTGGTTACTCCAGATGACTCTGTGTACGCACAACTCAAGGCAAAGAATGAAGGCCGTTAATAGACGCTGTTCTAACTGCCGGAAGAAGGTGGCTGCATCTGAGTCGATCATCTCTAGGTTTAAGGCGTTCTGCACCTACGAATGCCTTAAAGAGTACACAGAGAAAAACGCAGACAAGCTAGCCGACAAGACCAGGAAGCAAAAGCGTCAGGAAGATCGTGTCCGCAAGGAAAAGCTAAAGACCAAAGGCCAGTGGACGAAAGAAGCGCAAGCAGCAGTTAATGCTTACGTTCGGTGGCGTGATCGAAACAAAAATTGTATTTCCTGCAATGCATCGCTGAAATCTGAAGCACTGGGTGGTGGCTATGACGCAGGGCATTACCGATCACGAGGTAGTGCGCCACATTTGCGTTTCAGAACTGACCAGATTTTCGGACAATGCAAGAAGTGCAATCGTTACTTGTCAGGCAATGTAGATAAAATGCGTGTCGGTATCGTCTGGCGTTACGGACAGGAATACCTAGATCGCATTGAAATGGATAACACGCCAAAGCATTACAGCATTGATGACCTAAAACGCATCAAGCGCATTTTCACAAAGAAACTTAGACTAAGGTCTAATACAGATAATTGATTTATGCCATTAGTATCGTTCTTGTAGTCAATCAGGAGATATCAAATGAACTTAATCGGATTTAACCCAAATTACCCTGCGCTTTATATGTGTGAAGCATTATCATCAATCGTGGAAGTCAGCCATTGTTGGAGCGATGATGAAGTAGAAAGCATCATTGAGCAAGCAATGGTCTTAATCAATGAGCGCAGGAAAAGTTTTACTCAATATGAGTTGTCGAAGTTGAATATACTTTTGGGATTAGCAAACCGTCCATAAGGGCGGTTTTGGAGTTTTTATGGCAGAGATGGTATCTGAGTTCCTGACCTCAGTAGACGATTTCGTAACATCAGAGTCGCATACTTGCATCTGGCAGTATCACAAGGCCACACACGATGAACCAGAAGAACTTAGCTTGGTATCTGTGGATGGCATGGACGAGAAGTGTTGTCCGAAAGACTTGTGGCAAGCTGCACTCAAAGAATATCCTGACAACATGAGGCCACTGACGGAATACGATGTATGAGCTACGACTTTCAAACAGAAATGGAATGCCTAGAGTGCGGATATAAATATTGGGCTGATCTGGACGAACGTCCAAAGTGTCCTAAATGCTCTGGTGTTAAGGTGATCGAAGTTCAAGTTGACGAACCTGATCCAGAAGCGTAAATTAAAAAATGTGCCGGACGGATGTTGCAAGCATCCTAGTAGACCGGACTGAAGAACAAAGGAAGATTGACCAGTGTCCACATTCCGGCACAGGGTTTATTGTAGCGAATCCGCTACATTTCTCAACACTTCAGTCATTCCGTCCGTAATACAGTCGCATTGTGCTGTAGCGCGAAAAAGCAAGACTTTGCAGCCTGACCTTTGAGGACGGGACAAACAGCGTAAAAGGTGACCAGTATACACATGGTGTATACACGGTGAGGCAGGTGTTACGAGCCTGACGGAGAAACCCCGTAAGAATCGTTGCTGATGACTAGGCGCAAACGGACTAATTGCTAGATAAACACATTGAGGTATGGGTGAGGTCACCTAATAGTCCTCTAAATGACAACTATGGCCTGAAGAAAGTATGGACAATCAAGATAAACAAAGTTGGTGTGAATACGGAGAAGACCTAGAAAAGCAATTCCTGGTTGATGTTTCCGATTATCCAGTTTCGTTTATGCGTAATCCTGCAAAATCTGAGAACAAGTACACTCATGACTTCTACGGTATGTTCCCTGTTGATCTAAAGACGATTCAAACAAAATTTAGAACAGCAGATCGGTATGGCATTGACCCAGATTACGCAATCACGATCAATCGCAAAGACATTGAAAGATATTACAGACTGTACAAGAACATCATTTTAATCCTTGATATTCGATTTGAGTCAGATCACAGTATCAGGTTCGTGTCGCTGCAAACGCTTGTGCGTCACATTAAAAACAACAATGCCAAAGAGCATTTCTATAAAGATCGAGTTGACGACAATCAAGGCAATGCAAAATCTAGCTTTGTTTTTGATTATCGATGGTTCGATGAATTACAACAGAGGTAAAAATGGAACTAAGACCGCATCAACAAAAGGCGGTGCAGATGTTAAGGGAATCGATAGCCAGAGGTAACAAAAGACCTTTGCTTGCAGCACCATGCAGTTTTGGCAAGACCATCACTGCCGCATACATCCTTAAATCTGCGCTAGAGAAAGGGAAACGTGGAATCTTTATCTGTGATCGGGTGAAGCTAGTTCAGCAAAGTCTGGAAGCGTTCGACAGACATGAACTGCCATTTGGCGTGATTCAAGGCATCCATGAACTCAATGACCCTAGACAACCAATACAGATCGCATCAGTACAGACGCTTGCAAGACGCAGACAAGTCGATTTCGACATCGCTATCGTTGACGAGTGCCATGTACACTACGAGACAGTGACGAAATACATGGAGATGTACAGCAATGTCCCATTCATCGGACTCAGTGCAACACCTTATTCAAGAAGTCTCGGTCTATACTATGACGACCTCATTCTTCCGATCACTCCACGCGAATTACTGGACAAAGGACACCTCTGCCCAATTCACTATTACGGTGGTAAACGTCCTGACCTATCTGGTGTTGGAAGAAGACGAATCAGAACAGGAGGATCAGACTACGACCCAGATTCATTAGGTAAAGCCTATGAAGACGACAAATCACTAGTAGGCGACATCATCTACAACTGGTTGCAACACGGTGAAGATAGCCAGACCATCGCATTTAGTCCAAGCATTAAGCACAGCAAATACCTAGTTGAGAAGTTCAATCTTGCCGGAATCCCTGCTGTCCACATTGACGGTTACATGGACGATGAAGAACGCCAGATCATCTATGAGGCGCATGATCGAGGCGAGTACAAGATTCTCAGTTGCTCACGGTTGCTCAATACAGGCTATGACGCACCATCTGTCAGATGCTTGATCGACTGCTATCCCACACAATCCAAAATCACCTTAGTCCAGAGATACGGAAGGGTGCAAAGGACATCACCTGGTAAGGACTACGCAATCATCCTAGACCACGCGAGTAACGTACAGAGACACGGATTTATCGAGGACATCATCCCAGAATCATTGGATGACGGATCGCAGCGATTTAACGAAAAGAACCAACTGAAGAAGGAGAAGAAAGAACCCAAGGTACGCGAATGTCCGCAATGCACACGCCAGTTTATCGGCATCAAGTGTGACTGTGGTTATGAGATACCCATGCAAGAACGGATTGTCACTGACGATCAAATCCTGACTAAGCTAAACAACAACAATTATTCACAAGAACGGAAGGCTGAGTGGCTAGGCGAGTTATACTTGTATGCACACCAGAAAGGTAAATCAGAAGGTTGGGCAAACCATAAGTTCAAAGCCAAGTTTGGCGAATGGCCTAATCGACTGAAGCCAGTGTTGGCAATGGCGGTATCAGAAGATGTCCGTAAATTTATCCAACACCAAAATATTAAATACATCAAGGGACGACAAAAACATGAGTCTAGAAACTATCTTGGCGAGGCTGTCTAAGGTTCGCAAATCTAATCGTGGATACATGGCTTGCTGCCCAGTTCATGATGACAAGAATCCAAGCATGACAATTACTGAGACTGACGATGGAAAGGTGCTATGCCACTGCTTCAGTTGTGGTGCGCGTGGATCAGATGTCGTTGAGGCGTTAGATCTGACACCAGGCGAGTTGTTTTCAGGTGAGTTCACGGGAACATACGATGCCAAGTGCAAGCTCCGCAAAACAGAACTAGAAGACAACATGGTTGTCACGATTTACGAGCAAGATAAGAAAGCAGGTAAATACCTGACGCATGGCGACTATAAGCGTTACAAGTTAGCCAAGGCGCGGATCGAACAACTAGAAGCGATATAAGACTAATGTCTAATACAAGGCAGACCAGATAAATATAATACTCTGGCTGTCTTACATAAGGAGCGACACATGGATACATTATTTTTAGCCTTGGTTTTTGGCACAGCCTTAATCTTCACGCTGATCTTCTCAGCAGCGATCAACTGGCTACTCAAGCGTTACTTTGGTGTTAGCATCTACCCAGAAGATTTCTTTAAGTCGGACAAAGAGGTTTGGAAGAAATGGTAGACATACATGAGGCTGCTGAAACGCTATTTCAGAAGAAATGTCCTCACTGTGGCGATCAATGCACTGACTACTACTGGTGCAAGCACTGTGGCGACATCACGCTGTTAGACGAGTATCAAGACGATCAGTTGGATAAGGTTGGTAATGAACATCAACGAAATAAAAAGATTTGATTGTCCGTTCAAGGCACTCGATGAAGCAAAGCGTAGCCTAAAAGCTAAAGGCTTTGGTGAGCGACATATCCTGCAAACCCAGAATGGTCTATATCGCATCATCAATCCACGCACCCAGATTAACAAATACTGCATGGTTGTCGCACGACTCTATCATCCAGACATATCGTGATATAATTAGCTCTACTGGACAGGCAGGAGAAATCCTTGCTCAATGAGCAGGTAACCTGGTGGAGCTAAAATGTCAGATTCCGTAAATCATCCTAGTCATTACACGCAAGGCAGTATTGAATGCATTGATGCGATGAAGGCGTGTTCATCCCGCGAAGAATTCCTTGGTTATCTACGTCTAACCCATATGAAGTACAACTGGCGCGTCAACCACAAGCATGGCAATCCAGTAGAAGACGCACAGAAGGCACAATGGTTCTGGGATCGGTATGTAGAGGAGTTGACTAATGGCTGAGTTGAAAGTTACCTATTGCGATCCTGCCGACATCATTCCGTATGCAATGAACAGCCGTACACATAGTGACGAACAAGTTGCTCAAGTCGCTGCAAGCATCAAAAAGTTCGGTTTCACCAATCCAATCCTAGTTGATGAATTCAACGTGATTATTGCAGGTCACGGACGCTTAATGGCTGCCAAGAAGCTAGGACTCGATCAAGTCCCTACCATTACGCTAGAAGGTCTGACAGAAGCGCAGCGCAAAGCATACGTCATCGCTGACAACAAAATTGCACTCAACGCAGGTTGGGATGATCAAGCACTACAAACAGAGTTAGAACGCTTGCAGGAGCTAGACTTTGATCTGGCACTGACAGGTTTTGATCCTGACGAATTGGCAAAACTGCTAGAACCTGAGCAAATTCAAGGACTTACGGACGAAGATGGAGTGCCGGAAGTACCTGATGATCCAGTAAGCAAAGAAGGCGACATCTGGGTGTGCGGTAACCATCGTGTGATGTGTGGTGATAGTACATCAGTTGACGATGTAGAAATGCTTATGGATGGTGTAATACCTGACTTGATACACACCGATCCTCCATACGGAATGAATGCTGTTACCAAATCAGGCGTACTAAGTAAGAACTACAAAACTGACATTATGGGTGACGATAATCCCGATATTGCTAAAGATTGTTTCAATTTGATCCAAGGACTTTATCCAGATGCCAAGCAAGTTTGGTGGGGTGCTAATTATTATTCGTCTGTTCTACCTGATTCAGAATGTTGGTTGGTATGGGATAAGAACAACGGACAAAGCGATCAGACTGATTGCGAACTGGCGTGGGCTAACTTTAGGTCTGTTGTAAGACAGTTCACACAGGCAAGCGAAAAGACCAACAGAGTTCATCCAACTCAGAAGCCAGTGTCGTTGATGGAGTGGATCATTAAGAGATTCAAGATTACAGCATCGAGCATTGCAGATTATTTTGGCGGATCAGGTTCAACTCTGATTGCAGCCGAGAAGCATGGCATTGATGGATATATCATGGAATTCGATCCGGCCTTTTGCGATGTCATTGTAAAACGGTGGCAGGACTTCACTGGCAAAGAGGCAGTGCTAGAATCTACTGGTCAGACTTTCAACGAGGTATGTAATGGCTAAGAACGGCAGACAAGGTGAAGGTGGCGGCAGACCTCCTGTCGTATTCGATGAAGCCAAGATCGCACAGGTAGAAGCACTTGCGGCTGTATTGAGCAAGAAGCAATTAGCTGATTATTTCGGTATCTGTGAGAACACATTGCGTGAAGTGGAAGGTAGACAACCGGAAGTTTCTGAGGCGTATCAAAAAGGTAGGGGCAAAGCTATTGCGGGTGTTGGCTCTAATCTGATCGCACAGGCGCGTAATGGCAACGTGGCAGCGGCCATTTTTTATTTGAAAACACAGGCTGGGTGGAAGGAAGATTCCAAGCAATCAGAAGGCATACGAATTTACGAAAGACCGCAATGCGAAGATGAAGCTAACTAGACCTCAATACAATATTTTCAACGACAGCAATCGGTTTAGAGTCGTTGTCGCAGGTAGGCGATTCGGGAAAACATTCTTATCGATCTGCGAACTGATTGATGTGGCAGTACCTAACCCAGGCAGCCATTGTTGGTATGTAGCTCCAACTTACAAAGCAGCCAAAGAGATTGCATGGGATATGTTGATTTCTCATGTCGCTCCGGAATGGATTCGTAAAAGTAACGAGACATCGCTGACTTTGACGTTAATCAACGGATCAACGATTGCACTAAAGGGTGCAGAGAAGCCAGACAACTTGCGTGGACGTAGCCTGGACTTTGTAGTCTTGGACGAATTCGCAGATATGAGGCCAGAGGCTTGGTATGAAGTACGAGGTTTCCGTCACGGCAGATTTGCGTTTACCCCGATCCTGCCGCAAGACAGCGAAAAACCAGTGCCGGAGGACGGACAGACCTATCGATCCTTCAGAACGCAGGATTCGCAGTTAAGGTCAGAGAGCGACACTCAGCGATCAGAGACAGAATCAACTCAGTCAACGCCAGACTCAAGTCAGCAGACGGACAAAGACACTTAGTGATTGATCCACGCTGCAAGCAAGTCATCAAGTCACTAGAGCGACAGACGTACAAAGAAGGCACAAGTCAGCCAGATAAAGATTCAGGATTTGACCACATGAATGATGCCTTGGGCTATTTAATTGATTTCTTGTACCCAATCAAGAGACAATATGACATACCTCAACCTACTAGGTGGACTTAACCGTGTCTCAGGAAATTACTTATACCCATCCCGACTACAATGATTATGTAGACCAGTGGGAATTTCACCTGCGTTCATATCTAGGTGGCGAGCATTACAAAGACGGACAATACCTGGTTCAATACATTCAAGAAGACAAGAATGATTACGCAAGACGGTTAGACCTAACGCCAATCGATAACCACTGCGCCAACGTCATTCACATCTATTCATCATTCCTATGGCGTACACCACCAGTTCGCCAGTACAACTCACTAGAGAATAATCCTGTTCTGCTGCCAATGATGCGTGACGTTGACCTAGATGGACGTTCGCTCGATACGTTCATGAAGCAAGCACAGATTTGGTCTGCTGTTTACGGTCATGTCTGGATCGTAGTAGACAAGCCTAAATCCAATGCAGGGACTCGCGCTGAAGAACTAGCGCAAGACATCCGTCCGTATCTGAATCTGTACACACCTGAGAACGTGTTTGACTGGAAATGGGAACGCACAGAATCAGGCCGACAGAAGTTGGTCTATCTGAAGCTGCGTGAAGAAGTCATGCGTGAAGACGCTACTGAAACCATCACACACTTCCGTATCTGGACAGAAGAAACCGTTGAACTCTATGAGGTCAGCAACGAGACAGAAAGGTTGCTAGAGTCGATGGATAACCCAATCGGTTATATTCCTGCTGTGTATCTTCCTGCTGCTCGCACTGTTACCAAAGGTATCGGCAAGTCTGACATCGCTGACATCGCATTGATGCAGAAGGCGATCTATCAAGAACTGTCAGAGATTGAGCAGTTGATCCGTATATCTAACCATCCAACACTGGTGAAGACTTACGACACTGACGCATCAGCAGGGGCAGGTGGCATTGTCCATATGCCTGACGAACTTGATCCGAACCTCAAGCCATTCATGTTGCAACCTAGCGGTCAGAACTTATCTGCGATTCACGAATCAATGAAGGCTAAGGTAGAAGCAATCAATCGCATGGCACACTTAGGTGCTGTTCGTGGTACTGACGCTGTGAAGGCATCAGGTATTGCTTTGCAGACTGAGTTCCAATTACTGAATGCTCGATTAGCTGAGAAGGCTGATCTACTCCAGTTGGCAGAAGAACAAATCTGGTTCTACGTTTGCATCTGGTCTGGCGTTACACCTGACGTTGAAGTGAATTACCCTGATTCGTTCGACATCCGTGATTACCCGAATGAACTGTTGTTCTTGCAACAGGCTCGCGCATCTGGCGTTCAATCACCTACGTTCACCCGTGAAGTCGATAAGATGATCGTTGACCTGGTACTTGATGACGAGCTACTGCATCAGGCACATGAGGAAATCGATGCTGCTAGAACGCTTGGAGACTTCAGTCCAACTGAAGAACAGTAAATGGCTGCTGACCTCGATCATGCCAGAATCGTTGATGCGTTAGGCAACACGCATGAAAGACGGATGCTCGACATACTGCAAACCTTGGAAGAAAGACTTGCGGGCTATATGGTCACTGCGCCAGTACAACAGGGCAAGTTGTTCGATCTGGTCTGGGCGGTACAAGCCAGAGCCGACATCGAGCAAATCATGCGTGAAACCTACCTTACGCAAGCAGACCTTAACGTCCGTGAATACAACCAAGTCGTTGAGTCAGTCGGAGCGATGTTCGAGGAATATCAATCGTTCGTGGGTGTCCCGCCAGAAGTTGTCACGAATCTACAAAGGATATCGTTCCAAGGGTTTCAGGACATTGCTGTCACGTTTTCAGACGAACTCGCAAACGAGGTCTACCAGAATACGCTTGTTGGCCGCCCTGTGGATGAGTCCATTAAAAACGTCAGACAAAAAATCAATGGCGTTTATATCCAATCAGATCAGGCGGAAGTGCAGAGGCTTGTGAACATTGCTAACTCTGCATCAGATCAGGCTGAAGAAGCAGTCCGTCAACTTCATCAGATTTATGCCGCAGATCGCACAGGCCGTAACATGAGACGTTACGCCACACAGATGGTTCATGATTCAGTGATGCAGTTCGATGCCTCAATCAATGTCGCTGCAGGTAAAGAAGTCGGTGCTGATCGATGGAAATACTACGGCTCAGTCATTCAGGACAGTCGGCCTTGGTGTACTAAACACGCAGGAAAGACATTCACTGAAGATGAAATTCGTAGTTTATGGACTACAAACGAATGGCAAGGTAAAGCACCTGGTGATCCGTTTATTGTTCGCGGTGGGTATAATTGTCGTCATCATTGGCGGCCAGTATTTGATGCGGAGTAATTATGAAGAAATATGGCGGTTTGTATTTGAAATTTGATGAAGGCAAGAAAGTCTGGACATTGCGCGGTCAGATCAAAAAGAACAACAAAACAATTGATGAAGACAGACTTGCTGTATTTGAAACTGACAAAATCGATGACGCTCATCAACAAGCGACAACCTTGATTGCTGAAAACTATCCTGATGAGACTGCCACGATTAAGTTGCCGAAAGGCATCAAACTTAGCGGAGATGACAATGCCATTAGCATTAGAGAAGAAGCTGAAGAAGATTTGCAAGCAACGTGGAATGACTAAGCAACAATGCAACAGTTACGTCTACGGCACTATGCAAAAACAGGGATTGTTAAAATCCAAATAACCAACCAACTCGAAAGAGGTAACGTCACATGAGCGATGAAGTCATGGGTAATGAAGGTGTAGAACAAACTGCTGATGCAGTAGAAGCTACGGAGCAAAGTACAAAAGCATTCTCGCAGGAAGAACTGGACGCTATTGTTGAACAGCGACTCATGCGCGAACGCAAGAAGTACGAAAAGAAGTTAGAAGGAGTTGACCTCGATGAAGCACGAAGGTTACTCGAAGAAAAGCAGCAAGCGGAAATCGAACGCCAAAAAGAAAAAGGCGAATTCGAAAAAGTCTTACAGCAACTCGCGGAAAAGAAAGACAGCGAGATAAGCCAGTACAAGACCAAGCTGCAAGAAATCCAAGTTGACGGTGCATTGATTAACGCTGCAAGCCAGAATAACGCAGTCAGTCCAGACCAAGTTGTCGCCTTATTAAAGAGCAAGACACGCCTTGGAGAAGACGGTTCTGTCGAGATTTTGGATAATGACGGATCAGTGCGCTATAATGACTCTGGGACACCAATGCAAGTCAATGATTTGGTATCGGAGTTCCTTACTGCGAATCCACATTTCGTGAAAGCGTCACCTAGTGGCACAGGATCGAAAGGTGCAGCAGGTGGCTCTACACAGAAGCCTTCATCTGTGGCTGATATGCTTGCTTCATGGGAAAATGGTGGCAAAGAAGCGTATGCCGCAATGAAGGGCAAGCGATAATCGTTTGTTTTAATCAACTGATGTAAAGGAGCCGAAAATGGCTAATGAAACAACTACCACTACTCTTGACGATCTGTTCGTCAACATCGTAGCTCAGGCACGATTCACAGCAGAAGAACAATCTCTGCTCCGTAACCTTGTCACTGTTTACAACATTGACGCGCAACCTGGTGTCACAATCCAAGTACCGAAGTATCCTGCTGTTTCTGCTGCAGACCTTACTGAAGGTACGGATATGTCAGCCACTCAAGTATCTACGTCTTCAATTTCTATCACTGTTGCAGAAGTTGGCGCACAGGTGTTCTTGACTGACATGGCTGCTTTCGGTGCAGGTAATCCTGCTGACGAGTTAGGCACAGTTCTTGGTAACGCAATCGCAACTAAGATGGACACAGATGTTATCGGCTTGTTCGATGGCTTCTCAGATTCTTTAGGCGGGACTACTACTGAGTTGACTGCTGCATACTTGTTCCAAGCTGCCGCGAAACTCCGCGCTGCCAAAGCACCAGGACGTTTGGTTGGTGTATTCCACCCATACCAGACCTATGCTTTGAAGGCTAACCTCACTAACACATTCGCTAATCCGAATGGTGGTGATCTTCAGAACGAAGCAATGCGTTCAGGATATGTAGGTACTATTGCAGGTATCGACATCTTTGAATCTGCCAACGTTACTGTTGACGGTTCAGGTGACGCTAAGGGCTGTGTCTTTGCTCCAGAAGCAATGGCAATGGCTATGAAGCGTGACTTCAACCTTGAGCCAGAGCGTGACGCATCTAACCGTGGTTTCGAGCTAAACGCTACTGCCATCTATGGCGTAGGCGAGTTAGACGATGCTTACGGTGTCGAGATGTACTTTGACGCAGGACTCTAGGGTCTGACTAGAGCCGCCCTACGGGGCGGTTCTTTCTAATTTCTGCGAGGTGATTATGGCGTTTTCTAGTGACTCAGATTTAGTTCTTATCGTTCCCGACATCCTTGATCTAGGCATTGAGTCATTTGCTGACGAACACGCTAAGGCAGAAGCCGATATTAAGCGTGAGATTCGTTATAAGTGGTGGCCTCGCACTAACTACAAAGGCGAGATGGACGAGTCATTGCTGACAGAGACGCAATGGACACGCGCTAACGCATATCTAGTCTTGTGGAAGTATGCACTACCTCAGTTGACCAACTGGGTAGACGGGGATCGATTCCGCGAAATGATTTCTTTCTACCGCGATCTATTCGGTCAGGAAATGGAGTCAATCTTCAAAGATGGTGTTGAATACGACTTTGATGAAGATGGCATCATTCAAGACGATGAGAAAGACTTGGTTGTGTCTGGGCGATTGATGCGATGAAAGTTGACGTTCGCATTGATGCGAAACGCCTACAGACTTATATCAAGCGAGCCATTAAAGATATGCCTCAAGAGATTGATCGCGCCTTGTATAAGACAGGTCAGCAAGGGGTAAATGTCATCCTTGATCGTACTGAAAAAGGTACGGGTACAGATGGCGCATTCAAAAGGTACACTCCTGCTTACGCAACGATCAAAGCTGAAGGTTGGCCTGGTACGAAGACTCGCAGAGCATTCGGAGGTGACCCATCTGGCATTGTGAACTTGATGGTGACTGGAGAGATGCTAGGTTCAATGACCGCAACTAAGCCAAAGAATCATCGCACGAGAATCACTTTTTTACGATCTAGTGAGGCAAAAAAGGCTTTCTGGAATAACCGTCAGCGCAAGTTTTTTGAGTTCAATCAAAAAGAAGTGAACAAATTAGGCGGATTCTTTCGCAAGGAATTATTTAAATGAGCAAGCGTGAAAGCATAGCAAGTAACATTGTGACAACACTTCAAGGAGCGACAACTCCTGTTGCTGCTAAGTTGGTGACACGCGAGCCGTTTGACTTCACTGAGTTATCTAACACGCAATTCCCTGCAATTTTGATTCAGACAACAACTGAAGACAGAGCCGATGCAACCATTGGCGATTCGCAGATCACCAGAGAATCTACAATCAGTTATCAGTTAGTCGGTTATGTAAAATCCACAACTATCGACACAGCCAGAAACCAATTGATAGAGATGATTGAAGAAGCATTGGATACAGATAGAACACGAGGTGGCTTTGCTTTAGATACGCAAATCACTTCTATCGAGACTGACGAAGGCTCAATTAGCCCCGTTGGTGGGATTATCGTGACTGTCGAGGTCATGTATAATTTTACTAGAGGCACAACTTGAGCCTCACGAAACGCCTAACGGCACACTAAGCCAAAGGAGATATTCAAATGGCAACACATACTGGTTCAGAGGGCATCGTGAAGTTCGCCACAAGTGGTGGCTCAGTTGCTCAAGTAGCTGAAGTTCGTTCATACACGTTAGAGCAATCTGCTGACACGATTGAAACAACTTCAATGGGTGACTCAAGCCGCACATATACAAGTGCGCTCAAGACGTTCACTATCTCAATGGATTGCTATTGGGATGAGACAGACACCAATGGGCAAGGATCAATTGACGTTTCAACTGAGGTAGACTTTGAACTCTACCCAGAAGGAACAGCGAGTGGAGACACTTACTATTCTGGTTCTGCTATTGTGACTTCTGTTTCAACAACGGCATCATTTGATGGGAATGTTGAAGTTTCATTCTCTGCTCAAGGCACTGGTGCTTTGACAGAAACAACTGTTCAATAAGGTAATTTATGAGCCTAGGAAAGAAACTAATGGAGCTACGATCTGGGCGCGAACGCAAACAGATTGAAGTTTCCGAATGGGCTGAAATCATTCCGTGTATCTATGTGCGTCCTCTGTCAGCAGGGGACGTAGATAAGATTCAGCGAAAGCATAAAGATTTCATTAACAATCCGACTGTCGCTGCTATGGTTGATCTAATCATACTGAAGGCAGAAGACGAGAATGGCGATAAGTTATTCTCATTAGAGGATAAGGCTTTTTT